GTTCTCTTTATTGACCTTACCTGGTTTCCGAATCAGTAAAGAGTGATTTTATCACTCTTTTAATTATTATTAACCACTCTTGCCTATGTCTACAAACAGTTCAGACGCTCAAAGAAATGAAGGTTTAACTCCACTCGCAAACAACCCCGAGGGTAATATCTCTAACCAAACAGTCGAGTTCCTTCCATCTGTGCCAGCCTCTAAACCATCAGCTATTCAACCAATGGTTGGCTCTACTCCAGGATTAGGAGATGTTGCCAAAGCTCTTGACGCCACAGTTGGTATAGTTAACGATTTGAAAAGTGGTAATATTGGTGGTGCTGCAGGTAAATTAGCTGGTGCAACAGCTGAAGCGCTTGCTGGTGATGCAGTATCAATTCTAAACAGTGCGAAAGCACTAACTGAAGCTTTAGGTGTTGGAGGAGGAGGTGGATCTACTAAAATTGATGATATAAATATTTCAGCTCCACCACCAGGAGGAGGTGATTTTGGTGATCCTAGTTCATCAGCTTCATCTTCAGTTAACAGACTCTCTATCGCTGCACATCCCGTAGAGATAAGATATCGAACTAATATACCCACAGATGGATACACTCCAGAATGGGAGGTCTCTGAGACTGGATACGCTTACCCACATTGGGCCAATTCTTGCTTATTCCAACTTCCAGGAAACTCTATTAATTCATATTATACTAGTGTTTCTGCTAACTATTTTGTTCCTTCAGCTGTGTGTGGTACTAACATACAAAATTTTGTTACAAATTCACTATTCCAAGATTTAATTTTATTAATTCAAAGGAATGTTAACTTTAGCATTTCTAGTTTAGTTAGTTCTACCACTTTACTTACTGCTTTTAACGCATTATTATTCGCTCTTCAAATTTATTTTGCGGCATCTAGATATGCAGTTACTGCTACTCAGCCTATGAATAAGAATGAAGCGATTAAAGCATTAGGTAATAGTTTTACTGCTACTGATGAGTTAAATTTCATTCAGTTACAGAGAACTTTATCTGCTATCCCAAAACCACCTAGACTTGTAGAGTACACATATTATCTTATGCAACTCTATCGTACTGGCGAAACTCCCAAAAGTCTATTCGTCAGTCTTAATCCATTCCCAATTAATGGTAGTGGACTTCCTGATTGGGGTATCATTCCTAAAGCCAATCAGGCATTAGTCGACAATTTAAGTACTTTTAGTGTTGTTGGTAAGGCTGTACCTGCATGGTATGCTACTGGCCTTCCTACTGGAGCAGCTGCACCTCTCCATGATCCTAGTTTTCTAACTATCTTCACTAATAGTCCCGTTGGCTATAAGAATGCTACTTATGACTTTGTCTATCCTGTTGCAACTGCTACTAGCACTAGTTGGTCTTACAATACTTACACTGATGAATTAGATGCGTCAGCTTACTCTTTAGCTTCCTCTGCTAGCTTAAGTACTACTACTACTGCTGCATTGTGGTATCCCGGTCTACTACTTCCTGTGTTCCAGCCTTTAAGTACTGGTCTATTAGGAAATAGATACACATGGTGGAGTTCGTCTTATGTTGATTGTTATGTCAATGACTTAGCCTTCATGAGAGATGATACTTATACATTAAGCTCGAGATTCAATGCTGCAACTAATGCCACACTACCTGTCGGAACACAAAGGGTAAAAGGTGTGTGTGTCGACTCAGTATCAAATACTGCTGTCAAGCTATTAGACCATCTATTTGATGTTACTAGTATCGCTGTTAAAGTTGAGAAATCAATCAGCGGTAAGAATAATCTTAGAACTAGTGATAGCTTTAGTCCTAAACCACCTAATACTAAGCGAAGCAAAAGCAAATTCAATAAGAACAAGAAGAAATAAGGAGTATATATGATATCTTTAGATAATTTAGTCGAAACCACTAGTGAATCAGACGAGCGTGCAAACCCTAATGAATTCGGATTTCTTAATGACCTGAATTTAGACCAAGATGTTAAGTCTAGGCTTTCCATACATCTGCATTCTTTACTTAGAGGTAATAGCGATGTGTATACTACACCTTTGTGTAAACGCATGTCACCTGAAGCTATTCTTAAGGCTTGGGATAAAATATTTGAGTCTAAACGTAGTAAAGTTAATAGTGTTCTATATGATCTAGAGATGTCTAACCGTGATAAATTTGGTCCGCGATCAATAGCCGCACCCTGGAGTGACAGGATTTCAAGTCTCAAAGATTACTTTGAAGTTTCACGGGATAATAAAACCTTACCCATTAGATACGATTATAATAAATCTAGTTTAAGACCTCTATCAAATAAGAAGGCTATGGATTTATTAAAGAATAATACTAATTCCGGACTACCTTTCTATACTAGAAAATCAAAGGTCAAGGACAAGACACTAAGAGAATTTGATTATCTTAAGTACAGAAAGGATCCTTGTATTCTATTTACTAGAACGCAAGAAGCAGGTAAAACTAGGAATGTATGGGGCTATCCTATGATTGATACGCTTATAGAAGCCACATTTTATTTCCCATTACTAGATTACCAACGTAAAAGATCTTGGAGAGCGGCTGTAGTATCACCTGACAGTGTGGATGAGGGAATCACTAAATTGATAGACAAAGCTACTAAAACTGGTCAGTCTATACTATCCATAGATTTCAGCAAATATGATGCTTCTGTTTCACCCATGTTAATTAATGAAGCTTTCAGATATATTAAGTGTCTATTTCAAGATACATTCCATGACACTTTAGATTTATTGTGTGAGCGGTTTTGTACTATAGGCATTTTAACTCCTGATGGCGTATTTAAAGGCGAGCATGGTGTACCTTCCAGGTCGACTTTTACCAATGAAGTTGATTCAATTGTTCAATATCTCTGTGCCAAATCATCTCGGGTAGTCTCTGAGGATAGTATGCAAATACAAGGAGATGATGGCGTGTACTTAGTAGCTGCATCAGATGTTGAAAAGCTTTTGAAAAGTTTCGAAGAATTAGGCTTGAAGGTTAACAGAACTAAAAGTTATGAAGCTAAAGATTACTGTATCTACCTTCAAAACTTGTATCATCCAGATTATAGACTATCATCTGGTAAAATTGGCGGTATATATCCTATTTATCGAGCATTAAATAGATTGATATATCAAGAATGCTGGTCTAAGTTCGAGGATGTAGGGTTGGATGGTAAAGATTATTACTCGTTGAGGGCGATTTCGATACTAGAAAATTGTAAGCATCATCCTTTATTTGAGGACTTCGTGAAATTTATATTTTCACTTGATAAATACTCTCTGCAGTATACCCAGAAAGGCCTTGACAAATATAGAGATTTTGTTAATCAGGGTTCAGGCACTGGGGGGGTTATTGAAAATCAATATGGCGATAAGGTTAAGGGCTTAAAGTCATTTCAGACAGTAAAGATCGTAAATAACCTGCTTTAACGCTGGGAGGCCC